GCGCGGACGTCTCTGTAACTGTCAAAGCCGTTATCACCCGCGTCACACCCCGCGAATCCGAAGGTCTGTACCAAGCCACCGACGTCAAATTCATCTTCGGCAGCAGCGAACTTGGAACGTACTACCCCACCGAAGCCGACCGCATCCAATACACCCAAGCCGGCGTCACTCGCGAAGCCAAAATCCTCAACGTCAACACCTACCGCGGCGACGCCCCAGTTCTGCACATCGTCATAGCGAGGCCCCAGTAATGGCACGCCGCCGCAACGACTTCATGCGCTTGGCAAAAAATATTGAAGCCGGCTTCCTTGCCCCCTTCATCATCGGCGTGGCACGCAGCGCCGAAAACATCGTCCTCCAACTACAAGAACAAGGACCAGCCTGGTCCGGCCAATTTTCAAACTCTTGGGAAATAGCTACCCCCAGCAAAGTATCCACTGGAACTGGTGCATCTGGCGAAGCCCAACGACTTAAAGCTCCTGTCCTTACCGTTGATGAATTTAAATTTAAGCCGGAAATTAAATACTACATAGCAAACAAAGCTCCCCACGCAGATGTAGCCCTCGACTTGGTTGAAAGTAACTATCGCTATCCGGGCTACGAACCCATCAAAAAAGCAGAAAGAGGCGAACGCGTCAGCGGACTGCGCGGCGATCTCGCTGTAAACCCGACCGGCCCCAACAGACGCACGGCCCCGTTGGACTGGTACACCACTTATTTGCGTGGTGGAGCAATCGACAAAACCATCAGCTTGTACATGGACCAGTCCCTCCGTAATGTGAAGTTATGAACTACCAATCCATCCGCGCCGCCGTCGAAAACCCGCTGCTGACAGCGTTCGGTGCCCTCGTCCCAGCGGTCCCTGTCTACTTCGACAACATCACCGCCGTCCCACCCAACACAACTACTGAATACGTCCGCGTCAACGTCACCTTCGGCATCACCAACGAACCCACGCTGACCTCCAGCGTCGACAACGCCCGTGGAGCAGTAATCATTCGCATTTTCACCGAAAAAGGCCGAGGCCCCGCCCGCAACCAGACCCTGCTGACCACAGCAGTCAACGCCCTTGAAACGTTAAACAATACCGCCAAAACAAATAGCGGCGTCTTTTTCCGCGTTGGTGAGATAAACGGCCCAACGTTCTCCGCCACAGAAGATGCACCCCATTTCGTGGGACGAATTGACACCTCTTTCGTTGCAACTGTCCTGTCTTAGATAATGTTTAGGACAGGCGCTAACCTGTAATAAGCCGGGCAGTGCCCGCCCAGAAACCCCACCTCTTGGTACGCCCTTATGGCCACCACCGTTCTGTCCGGCACGTCCGGCGCTCTCTACTACAAGCCCGCTGGCACCACCGGAACATTCGGTGAAGCCGGCGTCAACACCGGCACCGACGTCATCACGGTGCAAACCTACCTGAACTTCAAAGCCGGCGATCCCGTCAAGTTCAGCGTGGTCAACAGCCAAACCGGCGGCTCCGGCACCGGCACCCTGCCTGCTCCCATCTCGGCAGCTACCACCTACTACGTGCTCAGCTACACCGCTTCCACTGGTGCGCTGACTGTTTCTGACACTCTGGGTGGCACCATCCTTGCCATCACCGACGACGGCACCGCCGTCAGCCCCAACGAGTTCCAAGTCGCCTATGCCGACTTCGCTGTTGTGGGCCAAGTCCGCGACTGGAGCTTCGAGATCAGCCGCGCTGAAATCGACGTCACCACCATCGGCCAAACCCCTGGTCAGTACGTGCCCTTCCGCACCTACATCAGCGGCTTCGGCGACGGCACCGGCACCGCCACGGTCTACATGACCAACGAGGACGCCGCCCTGTCCAACCGTATGATCCAGGACGTGTTGCAGCGTCAGCAAGACGGCGCCGCCTTCAAGCTGTACACCGACCGCGTGTTCAGCGGTGGCAGCCTGAGCGACACCCTCAGCCGCTCGATCAGCTTCGACGCCGTGCTGACCTCCGCCAGCCTGAACATCAACCCCGACGACGCCCAATCGGTGACCGTCAACTTCCGCCCGGCTGGCACCCCCACCTTCGACTTCTCCCAGTCCTGATCCAACTCAAAATCAGCACACGGCCCCAGGCAACTGGGGCTTTTTGCTGTCTAGTCCGCTACATTAGAACGATAAACAAGCACTTTGTATGCCTGTTCCCGTCCGCGCCATTGACCGCCTCCGCAAGGCCGCCAACCTGGAGCCTGTCAAAAAGACCGTCACTCTTAGCGACGGCAGCGACTTTGAGATGTGGGTGACGCCGCTGACCATGGCCGAGCGCGAACGCGCCCAAAAACAAGCCAAGTCCGACGACGCCAACGCCTTCGCCCTCCAGCTGCTGATCACCAAAGCCTTGGACGACACTGGCGCCAAGATCTTCAACGCCGGCGAAATCGACGTCCTGAAGAACGAAGTCAAGGACAAGGACCTGCAAGCCCTGATGCTGGCGATCCTGACCGACGACGCGGAGCCGATCGACCCAAAATCCTGAGTGCCGAGCTTCGGAAAGACACCTGGCTCATGCTCCAATTCGGAGTCGCCAAGGAGCTAGGCAAAACCCTTTCCGAAATCAGCACCACGATGACCGCCGAGGAATTGCTCGGCTGGAGCGCCTACTTCCAGATCTTGAACGAGGACCAGCAAAAGGAACTTGACAAGGCCAAACGCCGCCACTAACCCCGGCGGCTTTTTAAGGCGTAAACTGAAGTACCAGACTATGTTCCGTAGCCGTGGCGAAATACACCGCAGACATTGAGATTGCCGTCCGCGGTGGCGCACAGGTAGACGGCCTGATAAAAAATCTCAACAGACTCAACAATTCAATCAACGTTGTTAACAGAAACGCAAAGCTGCTTGAAGGTAAAGGTTTCAATGTTGCCAGCATGGAAAACTATAGCCGTGCTGTATTTAAAGCAGAAAATGCATTAAGAAAAGCCGCACAGGGAACACGACAAGAAGAGATGGCTGTCAGATCTCTTGTCAGCGCAATGGAAATTGAAAACAAAGCCCGCGCTAGACGTAACTTTTTGATTGCCCAAGAAGTAGCAAACCGCCGCCAAGTTATTGCTACTGCCAATGCAGGTTTTGGTCTGCAAGGGCCACAAGCAGCAAATATCCGCGCCGGTAGAGGTCCTGCCTCACCCCTACGCGGCACTGTCAATATGCCAGGGTCTCCAGCGGCCTTAGCAGGTGTATCTGGTGGATCCGCAGCCCGCGGTATTAGCGGACGTCTAGGCGGCGCAATCAGCGGAAGTATCATCGGCGGTGCATTTCCCCTGCTATTTGGCCAGGGCGCTGGTGCTGCAGCAGGTGGTGCGATTGGTGGCTTAGTCGGCGGTCTCGCAGGTCCAGGCGGCAGCTTCGCAGGTTCGCTGCTTGGCACCCTGCTAGGCGACATCGCTTCCCGCGGCCAAGCCGTAAAGCAACTGGGACAAGATCTCGGTTTCTCCGCTCAACAAGCTCAAACACTCGCCACCGCATTTAAAACTGCAAACACTGATGTAGAAAAATTCACTGCTGTAATCCAAAACATTCGCGGCCTCGGTTTAGAACTTCAGGATCAAGCAGAACTAATCAAATTAACCACAACACTTACTGAGAAGTATGGCGGCCAGTTCGACAAAGTAGGCAACGCAATCACATCTGCCCTGGAATCCGGCAAAGTAAGCCAGGCGACTCTTAATCAGCTAACCAGTCAAGGAATAAACATCCAGCAGGCACTTGCCGACAAACTGGGTGTTTCACGAGATCGCCTACTGGAGATGGCCAAAAAAGGTCAAATCTCCGTACAAGACCTTGTTGATACTCTTGTTGACGTAGGCAACAAGGGCGCTCAAGCCGTCAAAAAGCCCGCTACAGGCATTGAAATGCTTGGCAAAGCGTCCAAGGATCTTGGAAAAGCCATCGCAGATTTAGGTGGCGCAATCGTTAAATCTCTAACCCCACCATTTAACTGGCTCGCAGCAAGACTATCCGGCATTATCAATCTTGCGGCGCAAGGTATACAAAGTATTGCCAACTTGCTTAGCGGTGGAACGCAATCTACGGTTATAGCCAATGCGCGTGCAAGAAAACTTTTATTTGAAGAGACAGGTGGGGCAGCCCCTATGCGCGGAAATCTGACCGTCGCACAAACAGCACGCCTTCGAGTACTAGAAGCACAGCAACAAAAAGTAGTTACTGCAGCGGAAACAAAAATAAAGCCGATCAACGTCAGCGGCTTGGGGCAAGCGGCCCCATCAGGGGGTGGTTCCGACAAAGCCGCAAAAGATGCAGCACGCTTAGCGCAGCAACTTCAAGAACAGTTGCGTAGCGCCCGAGAGCTGGTAACCAAAAAACAAGCAGAATTAAATCTTACAAAAGCTATTTCCGAAGAAGACAAACTAAAAAGTAAGTACGAAGCAACGCGTACTGAGCGTATGCAAAATTATGTAAAACTCTTGAACAAATCTTTGAGTGACGCCGAACGCGCATCTCTTATTGAAGCGCAGACACTTGATATTCAAATCTCCAGAATGGAATACGAAAAAGAACTCAGCGTAATAAGAAAACAGCAGGTAGAAGATTTGTACGCCATGCTTGGAGTATCTAATCTTCTTAACTTGAACTTTGAGCGCATGGCGTCTTTTGTGGGCGCTGGCAAGCCGGCCCTAGCGTTTAATCCAAATATGAATCTTGTTCCATCTTTAACTGGCGGCGAACTAGGTGGAAAAGCCGAGCAAGCCCGCCTGGAACTCGAAAAACTTATTGCCCCAGCTGAACAACTAGCAAGCGCCGCCGAAGGCATTGGCTCAGCCTTCGCCAACTCCTTTAAAGGAGTTGCTTCTGGTGCGATGACTGCTCAGGAAGCTCTTTCCGCATTCTTCCAGACAGTGGCTGATCGCTTCCTAGACATGGCGGCCCAAATCATCGCCAAGTGGATTGAAATGACGATACTGAACAGTGCGCTCCGCCTTTTCCCCGGTGGCACGCTGTTCACAGGGGCCGGCCCGGTATCCGGCGCTGCAGCATTTAGCGGCGCTGGCATCGGATCCGCAGGTTTTAATCTTCCGCCGCTAATTCCTATGCGAGCAGCCGGCGGTCCAGTTAGTGCTGGTTCGCCCTACATCGTCGGCGAACGCGGCCCCGAGTTGTTTGTCCCCGGTCGCAGCGGCACTATTGTGCCCAACGACAGCCTTGGAATGGGAAGCGCCAACGTCGTGGTGAACGTAGACGCCAGCGGGTCTAATGTGCAAGGCGATGGCAACCAAGCCAATCAACTTGGCAAGGTCATCGGCATCGCGGTCCAGCAAGAACTCATCAAACAAAAACGTCCCGGAGGCTTGCTCGCCTAATGGCCACCTTCCCCAGCTACAAGCCGACCTACTCGGCCAATAAAAGCAGCCAACCGAACGTCCGCACGGTCCAATTCGGCGATGGCTACCAACAGCGCCTTACCTACGGCCTCAACCAAAACCCAAAGGAGTGGCGCCTCAGCTTCAACGTATCGGACGACGACGCCGACATCATCGAAACCTTCCTAAACGACCGCGCCGCCGACAACGCCAGCTTCGACTGGACCCCACCCGACACCTCCACCTCATACAAGTGGATCTGCCCCAGCTGGACACGCGAGCTGTTTGATTTCCAGCGCAGCAAAATCGACGTCACCTTCCGCCAAGTATTTGAACCCTGATGGCGTATTCAGCCTGGGCCAGTTCAACTACCTACGCCGTTGGCGCGATTGTCCGCGCCACCAGCCTGCAGGCATCCGGCCTCGTCTTCCAATGCACCACAGCTGGCACCAGCTCCAGCACCCAACCAGCGTGGCCAACCGACATTGGCAGCACCATCACCGATGGCACGGTTGTCTGGACGGCGATCAGCAGCGTCTACGAAGAACTGGCCGCACTGGCACCAAGCGCCGTCATCGAACTGTTCGAAATGACGCTGGACACCAGCCTGCATGGCAGCAGCGACACCTACCGCTGGCACAACGGCTGCAACGCCAACGTCACCGGCAACATCACCTGGAACGGCAATACCTACACCCGCCTGCCCGTTAAGGCCGACGGTTTTGAATACAGCAACACCGGCACGCTGCCCCGTCCCACACTGACCATCAGCAATCTGGATGGCACCATGACCACGCTGCTGTTGCTGGTCAACGCCACCACACCCGGCAACGACCTCGGTGGTGCCACGGTCAAACGCATCCGCACCCTGAAGAAATACCTCGACGGCGAAACTGCCGCAGACCCTCACGCCAAATTCCCCGATGAGGTCTGGTACGTGGATCGCAAGGCAAGCGAAAACCGCGACTCCGTGAGCTTCGAACTCGCCAGCAAATTCGACCTTGCCGGCGTGATGATCCCCAAGCGCCAAATCATCGCCAACATCTGCCAGTGGAAATACCGCAGCACCGAGTGCGGCTACACCGGCAGCAACTACTGGGACGCCAACGACAGCGTGGTGGGCACACTGGCGCAGGACAAATGCGGCAAACGCCTCAGCTCCTGCAAATTGCGTTTTGGTGAAACCGCCGAGTTGCCCTTCGGATCCTTCCCCGGCGCTGGTCTGACCCAATGAAACTCAGCAAATCCATCCAAGAGGCTGCACTGGAGCACGCCAAGGCAGAGTTTCCAAGGGAATCCTGCGGCCTGGTCGCCGTGGTCAAAGGCCGCAAGCGGTATTTCCCCT